GGGCTGATAGATCGCCTCGCCCGTCATCATCGAGGCCGCGTTCGCTTCGGCTTGCTCTAACGTGTTCGACGATCCGAGCGCCTCGCCATCAAGACGAATCACGTAATACGTGCCGCCTTGGTGCGTGATGGTCGGCTGACTGATGTCGAGACCTTCGAGCGCGTCGCGCACGGACTGTGGCTGCTCACTAAACGGCTTATCCCAGTCGAGCATTTTCGCAATGTGCTCGTCGGGGATCTCTACTTGGTAGAAGAACCCCTGCGGTTCGGCCTGTTCGACGTTGAACTTGTTGGTGAGCTTCTCCCATGCCTCGATCCACGCGGTCCACTGTTGTTGCCCGCCCGACTCGCGCGCGAGCCGGACCAACGCATCAGGGAGTTCTAATCCTCCATCGGGCGTCGTTAGGTTGAGGTTGTTGGCCTCGATCGCCTCCAAGAGTTGCCGTTGCGTCTTCGAGAGACGCTTCGCTTGACGCCACGGCTGGCCGTCGAGCATCAGCGGTTCCGCGTGCGCGAGCGCCCGCTGATAGTCCCCGGCGACGTCGGGATTCTCCGCAAAATACAAGCCCCAGCCGAACGCCTGATGGCCCTCGCCCGTGCCCATCTTCGTCGTCGTGAACTGCGCGAAGTCATGCGGTGATCCGTGGAACAACGGTTGCCCGTATTCCCGTGCCGTCATGTCCGCCACTTCCGAGGCCACGGCGTGCACCGTTCGCGGCGGTGCGGGAATCCGCTTCACCGCGCCCGCGACAATCGAGCGGTTCTCGCCGCGGGCGAATTCGGCTTGAATCTGGGCGACGCGCTGGCCCCGGTTTTCGGGCAGCGGTTGGTCGATCGTGGCCCGCCGTTCTACGCCGCCCGGCGCTGGGCCGGTGGCGTAGCGTCGTTCCCCAATGGTTCCCACATAGCCCGCCGGTTGATCAAACAGGGGAATCCCAGCAGCATCGGTTGTTTGATTGACGGGTTCCCCGTCAAGAACGAGCTGATCCTCAACGGGCGCAGCGACGGCGGCCCCTTGCGCGAGCGTCGTTTCACCAATGGGCGCGACTTGAGTGTCTGACGTTTCCGGATACATTGTCCCGATTAACTCACCATTCTTGAGTGGCGAGGGTTGCGACGCTGGCACGATGCCGACCGTTTCACCTCCACGCCACACATTCATCGGCTCGCCGCGTTGATTCGTTTCCTCCTGCCAGTTGGTAACATTCTGCGCAGCATCCTCAACGGTCGCATTGCCCGCGGTGAACATCGCGAAGATGGCCCGCTTCCCTGCCAGTCGTTCGTCTTCTGTCGGTGCACTTGGCGTGGCGGGTTCAGTCGCTGGCTGTTCGCCTTGCAATCCTGGCCGTTCTACCGTCAGCCCATACTTCTCATAGAGGGCCGCTGGGTCTACCCCGGCCCGTTCCGCCACGCTGCCAATCGCGGATTCATACAACGTCGCGTAAGACTCGGCGGTAGACGGCTCCACACCAGCTTGCGTCAACTGCTGCAACAACGCCGTGCGAATCGGAGAAACTTCCGGTGTCGGTTGCTCACCCTGATCGGTGACGGCCTTCTGAAAGGCTTCGGCTTCCCGCGCGTTCATCTCGTCGGGTTTCAACCGCAATTCATTGGCGAAGAACGCGTTGTGTTCCGTCGCGGCCAGTTTCACCGCATAGCGGGCCGTCGGGATTTCGAGGTCTTGTCCGGTGGCGAGCGCCTGCGCGTAGGCGTCGACGCTTCCGGTCAACTCGGCCGCCATCTGCGCAGGGTCTTGGCCTTTCGACTCCCAGTAAGATTTCCAGGTATCCACGGGTTGGTAGAGGGTTTCGAGGGGGCCGTCTTTCGTGGCTTGGGCGAGGAACGCTTGGGCCGCTTCGGGACTGCGCTTGATCGTCTTCGACTCCGTGGCCACCTTCCCGAGGTGTTCCACGAACCGCTGCTGCACCTGCGCCCCACCGCCCATCACGGCACCAGCCAGCGCCCCCATGACGGCCGCGTTGTCGACGCCTTCCATCAGTGGGCGTCCGTCCGCCGCGTTCTGGTGGACCTGTTCAGAAATGGATTGCGGGAGTTCTTCGAGGAAGCCTTCTTCGATCGCGCCGAGCACCACTTGCGTCACGAGGCCGCGCTGCGCCTTCGAACTGACGGCCGCGCCCGCGAGCAGCGTATCCACGTCGGCGATCCCTAACTTGCTGGCGAGCTTCCCGCCAAAGACACCGAGCGCGCCCGTGACAGCGCCAGAGGACGCGGCCAAGCCCGCCTGTCCGGGCGTGATACTGCCGGTCGGTGAGGCTTGCCGCGACTGTTCCGCAGCCGATCCCGCTTGCGCGAGCCCTTCCCCCACCGCCCCGGCGATCGTCGCGTCCAGGAGCGGCGCGGCGGCCCCCACGGCCGTCCCCGACAACATCAGCGGCACCGACTCCAGCACCGAATGCGCGATCACGGACGGATGCGACAACGCCGCGACGGCCGTGGCGATCGCGCCGTCGGCCTGCTGCACGGACGTGAACGCCCCGGCCTGCGCCTTCGAATAGAACGTGCTGAGGATGGTCTTCGCCAACCCAGGCTGAAACCCGTAGTCCTCCAGCACCTTACCTGGTGAGGGTCTCGCCGGAACCCCCATCGCGCGCTCGAGCGCCGCCGTAGGCGAGAGCGCGTCGCCGATGTCGGCCAACCCGAGGAGCGCTTCCGGGATGCCGATCGCACCCTTCAGGAGGGAGATCGCGGGGTCCGCAATCGCCCGTTGCGCAAAGCTGAGCGTGCGTTCGAGCGCGGACAAGGGGAGATGGTCATCCGCCGCGACAGACGCATTGCCCGGATCGGCCGCCAGCCAAGCGCCCAGTTTCGGCGCCACCCGTCCGACCGCTGACACGTCCTCCAACTGCGCGCGTTGTTTGAATGCGTCGAAATTGCTCTCAATGACCGAGGGCGGGAGGCCGAACCGCGCGCCGAACGTCCGCGCCTCTGCCGCCCGGTCCGGCGTTTGCGTCGCCTGGAGCGTGGTCGAGCGGAGTCGGGCGTCCTTCTCGGTTCGATGGGCGGCCACGATCTCATCGTAGGGATTGACGGCCGCCGGCGGCTGGTCCGGAGCATCCGGCAATTCCTCGATCGCCTCATCGAAGGGATTCAGCGGCATTACTTGCCCGCCTTGGCTTTCGAGCGGAGCCAGATCGCCAGCGCCGCTTGCGGATCAGTCGGGAGCCCGTGCCGTTTCAGGCTATCGAGAATCTGTGTCATGTCGGGCGCGGGAATGTCCGCCGGCGTCGCCGTCGCCAGCGAGCGCGTCGAGTCGTAGAACCAGCCTTTATCCGTGATCTGAATCGCCAGCAGCCGATTGACGATCGGTTCCAGATCCTCGTTCTGGATCTTCTTGCCGGTCACCTCCTGCACGCGGCGCACTTCAGCCGCGACGAGGCCATGAAACTGCGCGATCCGTTGTTTCTCGGCGTCACTCGTCGGCGTCGGATCCAGCCCGGCCAAGGTCAGCGCGTTACTGATGACGCCGGTTTCGCTCCGGAAGTCGTCGAGTACCTTCGTCGCGCCCTTGTTCCCCGTGCGAATCGCGCCACGCAGCCCGGTCAATTCCTGAAAGTCCGAATCGCTCAATTTGTTCTTGAAGGTCAGCAAGTTCGTCTGAAGGAAGGCGGTCGGGTCCGTCGTGGCCGCTTCTTTCAGCATGTAGTAGACCACCTGATCGGTTTCGATCGGCTGGCCCTTCGCGAGACTCGTCGTGTAGCCACGCACAGCGGACCGTTCGCCACCCGTCATCTGCGCCCACGTCGCGGGATCGATACTGTCGACGTTATGGGTGCGCTCCACCTTGTCGTAGACCCCTTTCAGCATCAGCTCATTGGCTTGCCGCTGCTGGTGCGCGCGGACTTCCGATTCATGTTCGAGCCGTTGCATCACCGAATCGCGGACTTCCGGATCGTCGATGCCGCGGGCTTTCTCACGCTGCTCAGACAGCGTGCCGCCTTGGGCGAGAATTTCGTCACTCTTCTGTTGCGCCTGACCGCGGGTCTTCCCGACGCTCAGCGCGGCGGTGATCCGCGTGGCGGCCTTCTCGTCGAACGTGCCCGGTGGGGCTTCCTCAAAGTAGGCCGCTGCCGCCGCCGCATTCCCGGTCGCGAGCTGGCGATTGATCACCCCTTCGAGCGCCCCGCTCTTGAACGCGCGCACCTGTTGCTCGACGCCTTCCGGGCCGACGCCGAGCCGTGGCAGACTCTTCTTCAGTGCCGCTTCCCCGTCCGCAAGTTCGATCCCGACGCGTCGCGGATCGCTCGCATTCGTGATCGCGGCGTTGGCTTTGTTCGCCGTGAAGGCTTTGACTTCCTCGCCTTCGTAGACTTCCATTTCTCGAAAGACATGCCGGTAGATCGTCCCGTCAAGGTTCTTCCGGTAGTTGGCTTTCTTCGCGGCGAACGCCTGTCGCTGACGGTCTGTCGAGAGACCCTTCTCAATCTCGGCTGTGACCTTCGTGAATTCGGCGTCGATCTCGTTGGGGAGATCTTGCGCGTCTCGGCCTTTCTTGGTGAGGGCACCCGTTTCCGGATCGTAGAGCGTCTTGTTGCCCCAGTCGTCTAGCGCGTTACTCGTGCTGAGGTCGACGACTTCATCAGCGCGTCGTCGCTCAGCTTCGACCATCTGCGCATAGGCATGGCCCGCGATTTGTGCGCCCGTGTTGGCGAAGTTGCCAGCCGCGGCCCACTTCTGCCCACTCGCCAACGCTTTGGTCGCTTCGGTCTCGCCCCGCTGCGCTTCAACGCCGACGCCCGTGCTGAGGTTCGTCGCGGCAGCCGTCTTCCGCACGCCAGGAATGGGCGCGGTGTCGACCTGCTGGCGAGCGCGAACTACCGGCACACGTTATCCATTTCGGCCGAACCCATATTTGGTCGAGAGCAGTGACGTGGCACCCGTGAGAATCGTACTGGCCGCGCCCCACTTCGACGCCGACGCCGCCGCATTCCCGCTCGCAATCGACGCCTGCGCGCCAAGCTTCCCCGCTTCCGCCTGGTTGCGTCCCTCTTGCCGTTGGATCTGGGCACGCGTGCGGAGGTCTTGCGCCTGGACTTTCAGGCCCCACGCCTCACGTGCCGCATTAGTACGAATCGTCAACGCGTCCAACTCGCCCAGAAACGCCGCATCGCCTTGCACATCGACCGCGGAGCCGTAGCCGACATCGACGCCCATGCCCGCGAAGCCCGCGCGTTGCGCGCCGACCGCGCCTCTGACTTGCGTCCGAAATCTGGACTCCTGTTCCGCCCCGCGGTCGGTCGCGTCGGTCGCTTGCAGGTCCGCGACGTTGGCGTTGAAATCCGAGAGCGCCGCTTGCGACTCACTCGCCTGCTGTTGCAGTTCGCCGACTTTGGTCGAGGCGTCCGCACCCGCCTGCCCAGCCTTCTTCGCGGCGTTCCCCGCTTTCACTTGACCGACGACCGAGGCGGCGGTGGAGACGCCAGCGAGAATGAGGGCAAGGGTGGTGAACGCCATCTAACTGCCAAGCTCCACATTCGGGAGGATGCCCAAGATTGTGAGCGGGAGCGGATCCGTGTGACGAATGAACACCCGCCCGTATTTCCCCCAATCGGATTCGATGTTGATCTCTTCAAGTCCAGTAAACGCGATCTGTTCAGCACCCGCTTCGTGCGGGTCGAGCTTGTGGGTCGTCAACCGCGTGGAGGACGGGCCAACCTTGAAGGTCCGCACCGAGTCATCAATGAGCAGGCCGACACTGCCAACGCGTTTCTTGGCATCGCGGACACTGGACCCCTGCACATCGAGATCGAGCGTCTCGATCTCGGCAAACCGGATCGCCAGACCCGCATGGATGACACTCGCGGCCGTCGTCAGCACGGCAGGGATGGTGCCGGTCGCGCTCACCGTGTAGTTGACCGCGTTGGCGCTGGCGGGATCGCCGTCGAAGATCACGACGCCGTCGGCGACCACCGCCACCACTTGCCCGACCAGATGCGTGAGCCCGCCGATCGCGGTGACGGGCACGCCGGAATACGTGAGCCCGCTGTCGACGAAGAACGAATCGGCGGCGAAGTTCTGGATCTCCCGGCGTTCGAGCCGTTCGATGTAGCGCGTGAACACCCCGCCAATCGTGCGCCGCACCAAGACATAGACGGCATCCTCCCCGGCTTCCGGCACCACACAGACATCTTCGAACAGTCCCGACGCGCCCGTGGTGTGCCGATGCCATCCCCACACGTCCTCATCGCGGATATACGTCAACCCCAGCAGCGTGCCATCACTCCGAATCGCCCACACAATCGAATGGGGCGTGATCGCAAAGTCGAGTTTGTCGATCGTGTAGCCGTCGAAGAGATGGGCCGCGTAGAGCGTGAGATCCCGCCCGGCTAACCCTTCGACCTGTTGATCGAAGCGGACATCGCGGAGAATTTCCCCGCGCGCCTGCACATAGAGAATCGCGTTCCCGACAATCACCGGCACGACATCGTTGACCCCGATGTAGAGTTCCTGATCGGCCGGCAGGTTGTTGGGCGTCAGCGGGATTTTTGCTTGCCCGATCGTCCACTCCCCGGCATCGGTCAACACGATCAACGCTTTCAAGCCGACCAGATGCCGCACGGGATTGTGTTGATTCCCGGCAATCCGGAAGGTGATCGCATCGTCATCCTGGAGCGGAGAGGAGATATTGAAGTTCGACGCGAAGCCCACCCGTGACCCCCACACCGCATCAGGCTCCAGCGTCGTATGCGCAAAGAACCGGCGCTGCTGGTAGTAGGCCGCTCGGGCGGGATAATTATTCGCCGTCGTGAATAAGATCCGCGTGAGCGGTGGGGTCACCGCGAAATCCGGCGTGAACCCGATGTCGTTGAAACTCGTCAATCCGGTCGCGGTCCCGATGTAGCCATACGTCCCGTTGCCGTAGGGGTCGAGGTAGACGTAATACTCCACCGCGCCCGCGACTGCGCCCCAGGTGAGCACAATCGGCACGGCCGTGGTGGGGGCGGCCACGGCCGCCCGGTTGATCGGCAGACTCGCAATCGATTCCTCGTACGTCTCGGCGGCGGCACTGGTGATCAAGTAACTGTAGGTGAGCGCGCCGGCCGCGCCGCCCGCCGTGCCCAGCCCGGTCGGTGGGAGAATCGCGGGGGCCGTCGAGACGGGGCGAATGATCCAGTGCGTCAAGCCGACGTAGATCAACTCGTGCGGCGGGACCACGAGCGAGGTCATCGTAATCACCGTCCCGCTCTGCACCCAGTTGAAACCCGCATTCCCGAAGGGCGTCGGGACTTCGAAGATGGTCGTCGGCATCGCATACCAGAAGGTGGCATTCGGCGGCACCTGGTTCAAGCTGGGGGCGACCGCGTAGTAGTTGATCCCGCCCTCTCGCACGAGGTCGCCGATCTGATATTGCGTCACCGCGCTCCAGGCGGTCGGCGGGACGGCGGCCAATGTGACGAGCGCGCCGTTTTTATAAAATCGTAAGTAGTTGGGGCCAGCTTCAATCAACACGGATTCCCCCGCCAGTTCTGAGACGTAGCGCAGGAGAAACGTGCTGGTGGAACTGGTCTTACTTTCGCCGATGAACCTTAGACCGGGGCGGTTCGAGACGCCCCCATGTCGCAAGATGATGAAGTTGCGACACGTGCGCAAGCCCAAACTGTATTTGGAAAGGTCTGCCCTTGCGGCGAGACTTGGGCTCAGCTCTCCGCCGGAGAATCCGCGCTGGTAGACGGCTTGCCCCATCAGTTGATTCCGTGTTCTTCGACAAGCTCACGGCCATCGATTGAATGGTGGACAACCACCATGTCAGGAATGTCGTCTTCACCGATAAGCACGGGAATACACCAGCACAGGCGCGTCTCCTCGTGGTCGCGGAGGTCGTTGATCGGTAAGACGTGAACATCAGCCATTCAGGCTACAGCTCACAGCGCGAGAGCAAATCTTCGAGACGCGCGGCGAGACGCTGCGCGTCCTCAACCTGCGACCCGATCATCGTGGCGAGGGCTGAACCGCCAAAGGCGGGCGATGGCACGGATGATCCATTTGTCTGGGCCGGCGATGGTCGGCAGACCGGATTGAATCGAATTTCGACAGATTCAATCAGACGCCCGAGCACTTGCAGGCGGTCGCTCATCGTGGCGATAACGCCATCGATTGCGGCGCGCTCGCGCTCTTTCGTGTTCTGGCCTGAGAACTGTCCGCCCAACGGTGCCGGCGCTGCATTGATATTCGCGAGGTCGTATCCCATCTCTTCTCTCCTTTAGTTGCGGCCCGTTATCCAATCCGCATCACCCGCTTTATCCTGTTGCCCTTCGTTCGCGCCAGGCACGCGCGCAATCGCTTTCGCATTCTCGTACATCATCAAACAGAACTTCTGCCGCTCCGCATCCCGTGATAACGTCGGCGCGAGACTCGCCGCTAACCGCCAGCAGAGCGCATCCCGGAAGAGCGCATCCCCCGAGGACGCCGCACACGTCGGACGGATCGTGTATTCGAGTTCCACCGGCCCGACTTGGTCGGTGTAGATCAGTTGGCCAGTGTCATCCGCCCCGAGCCGGAACTTCACCGGGTCTGCATCGAAATTGCGTTTGGTCCCGGCAGGATTCACGATGCGCCGCGCGAACATCATGTTGGCGGGCACGCGGTAGCTGTACTGCCAATCGCCATTGACAGGCACTGTGGCCGTGCCGGCGACGAGCACCAACGTCGCGTAGCGCGTCGCAAACGGCCACGGAAATTCCCGCAGCGTCTTACTCAGATCCTCCGTATAGGTGAGGCGCACCGCGCTCGCTTCCTGCGTCTGTTCGTTGACGAGGTCGGTGATGCGTTTGCTCACCCCGATCCGCTGCAAGGCGAGGTTTGCGATCTGTTGGGTCGCCGCGACACACCCCGTCGCGTAGTCGGTCGCCGTGCCGATCGGGTCCAGTTCGTCTTCGTCAATCGGCCCGTCCGTCGGGGCGTCGGGCACGTCTGGAGCTTCGGGGTCTTCCGGTTCGCCATCCCACGGGCCTTCACTGAAGGCCGGCGAGTCGGGCTCGACCGGAATGAACTCACCATTGACCGACCAGCCGCCATTGCCCGCGGTGGCCGATCCCGGAATGACGAACACGTCATACACGACGCCGAGCGTGTTCAGGATTGAGCCGAGCGAAATCGAGTCAATGCCGCCGCCGGTGATGCCGGTGGCCGCGTTGGCCGTCGAGGGGAACTGCGTCGAGGTCGTGCCCGTGTGCGAGGGATCCCGCTGGACCCAGGCGGCGTCATGCGGCACGACGAGCGCGAAGGCCGGCCGGACCCCGCTCGGCGGCGACAAGCCGACCGTGCGCGACGCGGAGCCATCGCCGGTAAAGCTCGCGAGTTGGAGCACCTTGGGCACGCCAGCGTGCCCGCTGCCATCGTCCCGGCGCAACGCGAAATAGGCAATCTGCGAAAAACTGGCCGTGTGGAACGCCGCGTCCGAGGTGAGCGTCCCTTTCGCAAACGTGAGCGCACTCGCCACTTCGGCCGCGTTCGCGGGAGACAGCGCCGCCGCCGCATGGCCCGGCCCCTTGTAGTGCAAGCGCACCGTGGTCGTATTGCCGACCTGTTCCTGGTGGACGAACGCGGCTTCGGGGGTGAAGCGTTCGTTGTCGAGATTCGAGGTGTGGGCCGATCCCACCCCGTGCTCGAACAGCGCGCCGCTGTCGGTGAAGCGCATCGCCGGATCGCAGATCGCGCACACCTGATACACGACGGCGGTGGCGTTGATGGCCGCGTTCGTCCCACCAATCCGCACCAGCGTCCGCTGTTCCTGCGCGTCTTCCGCCGCCCCGCCAACGAAGGTGGGATCAATCTGCACTTGCAGAATGCAATCCGGCGCGTAGCGTTCTTCGCCGGCACTGTGCGCACTGTTCAGCGCACTCCACCACACCACCGGCCCGACCGCCCCGGTGAGGGCGCGGATATAGAGGAAATGCACCGGGAAGCGGAAGATGAGATCCTGAAACGTGTTATTGCCCGTATAGAGGCGGAGGTCGTAGCCGAAGGGCGAGAACGGCGGTTGTCCCCGCTTCGCCCACGGCGAGCGCGGATACGGAGCATTGTGAATGCCGAACTTGTCATTGATGGTCGACACCGTGCCGACATCGCCCGGATCAAGCGGCGCCCGCCACTTCGCCGGCACGTCCGCGGCACTCGGCTGGATCTGCCAGGCGGGCGTATTCGCCGCCCCGGAGGCCACCAGCATGTCGACATAGACGCCATCCTGGTAGCAGAGGACATCCACGCTGAAGAAGTTCCCGCTCCCGACCGGGAACTCGGCATGGTTGCCGGTTGGCTTGTCGAGCAGGCCGATGCCAGACTCCCGCAGCGCCCACGCGACGCGCTTCGTGATCTCGAACGCTCCGTCCGATCCCAGCAGCGAGATCCCACGCGCGATCAGGTTCGCCTTGACGTTGGCGACGACGTCCACCCCCGCCACGGCGGGCGTGGCCGGCTCGGGCGCCGGGTCGGCCGCCTGCGTCGTCACATCTTCCTGCCCGAAGACCCCGATCAGTTCCGCGCACGCCGCGAGCGCTTGCACGCTCGACGCGGTCGCCGTTCC